CACCTACGGCAACATTGACCGTGCAAGCTACACCTGGTGGCAGTCCAAGCAGTATGCCGCTGGCTCGGTCAACCCGACCCGTCAGAACATCCTGCAATACATCAGCGGCACCGTGAAGAATGGCGCAGAAGTGCCGTCTTTCGGCGTCTGCGGCTTTGGCACCTGGACGCTGCTTGCTCAAGACTTCGTTGGTCAAGAGCAGTACGTCATCACCCCGGGCTCTGGATTCGACGGCGACCCCAACGGGCCGCAAGCCGCTTTCCGCGCTTTGATGGTGGCCGGCGTGCCGATCTATCCTGATCCGTACTGCCCCGAGGGCACGGTGTACTTCCTAAACACCAACTACCTGTCGCTCTACATCCATGAGCAAGGTTCGTTCGTGTTTACGGGCTTTGAGTCCACCCTGCCGAACTGGCAGATTGGTTACGTGGGTGCGGTGCTGATGATTGCCGAACTGGTGAACGTCAAGCCCAAGTCCATGACCAAGGTGACGGGCTACAACTATCTCAGCCTGTAAGGAGCCGGTCATGTCTTTGAGTACCAACAAGATCATTCTGGCCAACGCAACCACCAACACGGCTGGTGCGTTTTTTCAAACCACAACCATCACGGCCATCGCTACCGGCAACGGTACGGTGATCCCGGCTGGTGTGTTTGTGATGTTCCCCGCTGCCAATGTGTCTGTCCTGGCCAATGATGGTTCAGCAAACAGCACGGTCATGGCTGCAAACGTCGGTGGTGTTGTCATGTCTGACGGCATCAACGTCTTTGCTAAGAGCAGCAGCGGCAACGTCACGGTCACTCTGCTGGCCACCAATGGCGGTCTGGCTGTTTCTTCGACGTACGCATCGTAAGGAGCAGTCATGAACGCGAACCATGTAGGCGCTCTCTATCCCGATAACTTCGGGAGTTTTGCTGTCTGCACCAATCCGAACCCCATCTTTCTCGGCGCAACCGGGAACGCTGTGGCCACGCTGGCGCAGAACAACAATACGAGCTTCATCGTTCGCCGTGTGACCGTTGCCAACGCCTCGGGCAGCGTTGCCCTCGCAAACGTGACCATTCTCACCAGTTCTGATGGGAATACGTCCAATGCGGTGACCAACGCTGCTGCACTTTCTACGATCACGGGCGCAACCAAGTTCCAAGACTTGCCGTTGTCTACCGCTGCTGCGAGTACCGTGTACTCGGGGTCGCTGTATGTGTACGTAGGAACCGCAGCCGCAGCCAACAACTCGGTTGAAATCACGGTGTTTGGTGACGTTGTAGCACTATGAGCGATGTCTGGGTAACCAATCGTACTGAAGAAGAACTTATTGTTGAGTTCAACTTCAAGAACTACGAGTTCAAGCCTAACGAGCCTGTTCAGATTAGCCTGGCGGCAGCCAAGCACATCTTTGGTTACACAGATCAGAACAAGGAGCCGTATCTGGCCCGTTTGGGTTGGGTACGGCTTCATTCTGAGTTGAAACAAGGATTGGCGAAGCTCGACCAGTTTGAAATAAACACCGAGCTTCCACAACAAGACCGCTCCTTACCCTCGGCGGTTGGCGTAGTACCCTTGCACGTTGAAAAACGTGCAGGGGCGCGAACCCAAGCCAAGGCAAGCTGATATGGACGCTAAATGGCAACACTCTCTTCGTACATCACGGAGTGCAGGAGACTCCTGCATGATGCCAATGGCGTTTTTTGGAGCGACGCTGAACTAACTGACTACATCAACAGCGCACGCGAGCGCGTTGTTCGTGATACGGGGTGCCTGCGTACCCTGCAAGTCAGTTCAACACCCATCTCAAGCACGGGTGTGGCGGCCACAATCTGGGCAGCCGGTGGAACTGTTGCCAGCAACAGCTTCATCTTCAACAATGTTTTCATCTATCAGGTGACCAACGGCGGCGTTTTGGGCACCGACCCGCCGCCCTATCCATCTGGTAACAACGTCTTCCCGCCCAGTACACCGTTCACTAACGGCACTGCTACGCTGCAATACAGCGGCCCGGCTGAAGTCATCCCGTACACCGCGCTGCCGCAAGGCACACAGACGCTGGATGTTCTGAACCTGACCATTTACTGGGGCAACTCGCGCATTCCGCTGAGCTATCTGCCCTGGTCAAACTTCAACGCCCAGCTGCGCTACTGGCAGAACTATGTAGGCCGCCCCGTGTGCTTCAGCACCTACGGGCAGCAAACCATCTACATCTCGCCCGTGCCCGATCAGAGCTACGTGATGGAGCTGGACACGGTTGTCCTGCCCACGCCGCTGCTGGCTACCAATCCTGGCGCGGTTGACCCGATCAACGACCCGTATACCACCCCGGTGGCCTTCTACGCTTCGTACAAGGCCAAGTACAAGGAGCAATCCTACGGGGAAGCGGAAATCTACAAACAAGAATATCTCAAGCACGTGCAGGCTGTGCTCAACAGCACCTACACGCGCCGCATTCCCGATCCTTACTCAAGCCCTTACTAAGTCATGGCGGCAGCAGAGCAGAAGAAGTCCTACGCTGTCGTCAAGAACTTCCGTGGCCTCAACACTAAGGCTAACCGGACGGCCATTGAGACAGAGGAATTTGCGTGGATTGAGAATGCCATGCCGATTGGCTTCGGCAACATTCGCATCGTTCCGGCTCAGTCCACTGTCAATGTCGGCAACACCGCTGTTGTCACGGCCAATACCGTCACCAGCTTCACCTCGGCCAACATCAACCTTGATGACTACCTCCTGGCCTTTGAGGACACCGGAAAAGCTGAGTACGTCAAGATCACAGCCACCACCGCTAAGGGCAACGTAGCCGCAGCAGGCACTTTCAGCAACACGGGCGTCACCACCGCGCAGTGGAAAAACGAGCGCGTCATCATCGGCGACCCCACCAAGGGGCTCTTCAACTGGAACGGTAATTCGACTGTCTCTATCGGATCAGTCGGAGTGATAGGAATTACCAATCCCGGCGCTGGCTATGTCACCGCTCCGCTGGTCACGATCTCTGCGCCCAACGATGCCAATGGCGTGCAGGCCGAGGCAGTGGCCACGATTACATCAGGCGCTGGCGGCATCACAGCCATCAACGTCACGGCTGGAGGCGCAGGCTACACAGCCGTTCCGGGCGTGACCATTGGCGCTCCGAACATCACGGGCGGCACTCAAGCTACTGCGGTGGCCACCATCTCAGGCGGCGCTGTCGTTGCCGTGTCGGTCATCAATGCCGGCTCAGGATATACCTCGGCCCCGAGCGTGACGTTCTCTTCCGGCGCAGCCGCAGCAACTGCGGTTGTGGCCACCGGCCAGGTCAACAGCATTACGCTGACCAACGCTGGCACGGGCTACACCTCTGCGCCTACCGTCACCATCCAAGCCGCACCTGGCGGGGGCGTCAACGCCACGGCCATCGCAAGCTACAACACCTTCAAGACCGGCACCGTCGCCGTCTTGGTGACCAGTGGCGGCAGCGGCTATACCAACGCAGCCAACACGGTAGTCACCATCAGCGGGGCCGGCACGAACGCAGCCGCTACAGCTATTGTCAGCGGCGGCCAGGTTGCCTCGGTCATCATGACCAATCCTGGCCAAGACTATCTGGCCAATACGACGGTCACAATCTCGGGCGGCGGCGCGACCAACAACGCTACAGCCACAGCCATCGTTACGTTGGACGGGATTGTGGATGTGGCCACCTTCTCGGGGCGCACCTGGGTGGCCGCAGGACGCACGGTGTTCTACACCGCAGCCGGCTCCTACAGCGATTTCACAAGCGTTTCGGCAGGATCATTCACCCTGTCGGACTCCACGCTGCACGGCAACATCAAGAGCTTGATGTCGGCCAACAACTTTCTGTACATCTTCGGGGACGACTCTATCAACGTCTTCTCAGATGTGCGGGTGGACAGCACTGGAAAGACGCTCTTTACAAACACGAACGTGAGCGCCTCGGTGGGTTCGTCCCGCCTGTACGCCATCTTCCCGTACTTCCGCAGCGTCTTGTTCATGAACGACTACGGCATTTATGCCCTGGTCGGCTCTACGACAAGCAAGATTTCTGACCAGCTAGACGGCATCTTCCCGTATATCGACTTCACGCTGCCGGTGTCCGGTGGCCAGGTGCTGCTCAACAACATCCTGTGCGCGGCCTTCAACTTCACGTACAACGATCCAATCACAACGCCGCCAACGCCGCGCCAGATTCAGTGCGTGTTCTTCGACAAGAAGTGGTTTGTGACCAGCCAGGGCAGCATTGACCTGGTGACTTCGGCCCCATTGGGCGGCAAGATCAATCTGTACGGGGTCGATGACAAGAGCATTTACAAGCTCTATGACAGCTCAACGGCCAACATCAATAGCACGCTCAGAACTGCTTTGATGCCGCTTGGCGACCCGATCAGAACCAAGCAAGCCCTTAAGTTTGGCATCGAAGCCATCTTGACCCAGAGCGCGTCGTTCAACATTACGGTGGATTCAGAGCAGGGCTCTAGCCCGGTCTACACGCTGAACAACGCAATAGCCTGGGTCAATAACTTTGGCACGACGATCCCCTGGATCAACAACAGCTCTGTGACCATCCAGTGGCTACAGAGTAATGGCTATTTCCTTTACAAGTCTGATGCCCAACAATATGGGAAGTATTTGGGCCTGACGCTGACCAGTTCAGACCCCAATTTCGTCATCAGCACGTTTGAACTTGAACACGAACTCAGAGTGAGGTTCTAAATGCCCGTTCCGTATACCTTCGGCTCTGCAACCAGCGCCATTCCCCTGTCGCAGCTGGATGCCAACTTTGCCACGACGATCACGCTGGGCAACACCGCCATTCAGTTGGGCAACACGGTGACCACGCTCAACAATATGACGCTGGCCAATGTCACGATCTCAAGCGGCAGCGTGACCATCACAAGCGCCACGGTGACCAGCGCGAATGTGACCAGCACCCTTACGTTGTCGGGCCTCACAGCCTCGACTGCGCTGGCTCTGGACGCGAGCAAGAACGTCGTGAGCGTGACCAACACGGGTACGGGCAACAACGTCTTGGCCACAAGCCCGACCTTGGTTACCCCAGTGCTTGGCACGCCGACTAGCGGCACCTTGACCAACTGCACGGGCTTGCCTCTGTCTACGGGCGTCACAGGCACGCTTGGCACGGCCAATGGTGGCACCGGCTTGGCCTCATTCACGGCCAATCAAGTCTTCTATGCCTCAAGCACAAGTGCTGTTGGTCAGTCTTCAAACCTGACTTTTGACGGCACCACGCTTACTGCCAACGCCGTCACTGTCTCTGGCGGCACCGCCAACGGAGTGGCCTACCTCAACGGCAGCAAGGTGCTGACCACGGGGAGTGCGCTGACGTTTAATGGGACGAATTTGGGTGTTGGTGGGAATGCTTTTGACTCCAATCAAATATCGGCAAACTCTGTTTCTAACTACCGAGGTCTTGGTCTATACACCTCGACGGCCTCCGCTCGACCCACGATCAGTCTGGTCAACCTAAATACCGCAAACAAGGGTTCTTACATCCAAGACAGCTCTACTGGCGAACTGATTTTCGGCCAGATGAACTTTGACCTTGGGGGTCACGTTGAAGCCATGCGCCTGACCTCTACCGGGTTGGGCATTGGGACGAGTTCGCCTACACGACAACTTCAAGTCGCAAACGCATCAAACGCGATTATTTCTGTTTTGAATGGCTCAATTGAGGGAGTCTTAAACGCCACAACAACCA